TTTAAACCTATACGCCAAAGACGTTGAATGGTTTAAACGTCGCTTTAAATACGGCTACCAAGAGCAAATCAGAGAGGCCCTTCGTGCACATATCAAATATATAGAGGCAGTAGATGAACACAGTTAATAAACTTATGGACATCCTACCTGAAGATCCCGTAGACTGGACAAATGAACATATAGAGCAGGTGATAGCATGGCAAAAGAAGATGTTCTTCAATCGAGAGCAGAACTTCGGCAAGAAGAAGTCGAACTCGAGTCAAGAGGAGCAGTCATCTCTCTTAGAGAAGGCGTTGTTGGAGATAGCACAGACACCAACACCGACGAAAGTGACGACGTTCAAGAGGAGGCTTTAAGCCCATTCATTCCAGATACCAATATCCAATGGGCTTGGGACTCGACTTCGCTTAGTGATTTTAAGCGATGTCCTCGATTATATTACTACAAAATGATCAAGGGCTACCGTCCAAAGGAGGAAAGTGTACATCTTCGCTTTGGCATTGAAGTCCATAGAGTAGCTCAAGACTACGAGAAATTAAAGGCAGATGGCATCAAGCATGATGAAGCTGTGTTTCTCGTCACTAAGGCCCTGCTATATCGTATAGCAGATTGGAACCCAGATCACAAATACAAGAACAAGGAAAACCTTGTCCGAACAGCAGTCTGGTATCTAGAGAAATACAAAAACGACCCAGCTAAAACTCACATTTTGAATAATGGCAAGCCAGCAGTTGAGCTTAGCTTCCAATTCGATCTAGACTGGGGCCCAAGAGAGATGCAACAAAACTATGTCTTGTGCGGCCATCTTGATCGTCTAGTCGACTACAATGAAGAAATGTTCTTCAATGATATCAAAACCACAACCTCAACTCCAGGCCCTTACTATTGGAATCAGTTTGAGCCTGACAACCAAATGACTCTCTATACTCTAGCCTCTAAAGTCATCTTTGAGCCAACCATCAAGGGAGGAATGATAACCTCAGCTCAAATCATGATCGACGATACCCGCTTCACTAGAGGAATGACTTATCGCACTCAGGATCAACTAGATGAATGGGTCAACGAGCTTAAGTGGTGGTTTGATTGGCAAAACGAATACGCTCTCCTGAATAAATGGCCAATGAACGACACAGCTTGTGATAAGTATGGCGGATGTATGTTTCGCCATGTATGCTCAAAATCCCCAGGAGTAAGAGAAGCTTTCCTTAAGTCAGACTTTGAACAAGGTGAACCTTGGAACCCCCTAATCCCTCGGGAGTAAGCAAATGCCAACTTTAGATCAACATCAATCTAACGAATACACCAAGATGCTAGTCGAAGGTGACTCAGGTTCTGGTAAGACTGGTGCCCTAGCCTCGCTTGTAGCAGCTGGATACAAACTCAGGATCTTAGACTATGACAATGGACTCGAGGCTCTCAAACAGTTTGTTAGTAGGGACCATCCAGAAAAGCTTAAGGAAATCGAATATAGAACGCTTAGAGATAAGCGCAAGGCCAGCCCAGATGGGCCAATTATTGACGGTATGCCTAAAGCTTTTGTTGACGGAATTAAGATGCTCGATCGCTGGCGCTACAGAACCGACAATGGTACAGAGATTGACCTTGGAGTTCCGGCTACGTGGGGACCGAACTGCATACTTGTGCTCGACTCCCTTACCTTTTTCTCCGACGCAGCTTTCGATTTCCGAGAACCTCTTGTCCCTCGTTCTAGAGATGGTAAGTATGATCAAAGAGCTGTATATAAAGACGCACAAGATGCAATCGAGAAGGTCATTGCTCTACTTACGAGCGAGTCTTTCCACACCAACGTTATTGTTAACACGCACATACGATATGTGGATAACGATGACGGAACCCGTAAAGGATACCCTACAGCCGTAGGCGCAGCTCTTGGGCCACAGCTTCCTGCGTACTTTAATTCTGTGGCTTTATGTCAAACCAAACCAGGAGGTAAACGTGTAATACAAACATCAGCAACAGCACTCATCGACCTTAAGAATCCCAAACCATTCGCTATGCTTCCTCAATATCCTATCGACACCGGCCTAGCGGACTTCTTTGCGGTTCTTAGAGAAACTCCGAAGCAACAGAAACCCAAATCCCTCATACTGAAGAGAATCTAACATGGCAACACCATCAATCAAACGAGTAACATCATCAAACGAAACACAAACAGGCGGAAGCAAGAAACCCCCAAACTTTGGCGACATCCTTGACATCCCCTCACAAGATGTATCCAGACCCAAACCTCTCCCTCAGGGTACCTATCTCTGTGTAGTTAAAGGGAACTATCGAGAAGACAAATCCACAAAGAAGGGAACAGAGTTCTCTGAATACACACTTGGGATCCTTCAAGCCTTAGATGATGTAGACGAAGAAGCCCTTACCGCTGCCCTTACCAACGACAACGGAGAGCAGATGAAACTCACTGATAAGACCCTTCGAGTAACCATGTGGCACACTCCAGAGTCTAGATGGCGTCTGAAGAAGTTCCTCAATGATCTTGGCATTCCTGAGGAAGATGACTCCGGAAATCCTATGTCCCTACGAGAGCGTATGCAGTTTGTCCCCAACTGCCAAGTCCTTGCTCATGTCAAGCATGATCCATCAAATGATGGTGAGAGTATGTTTGCCAACGTTGATCGAACCGCTAAAGTCGAAGACTAAATGAACATTGCCATTGTAGGCGAGGCTTGGGGCTGGGCGGAAGAACGCCAACGCAAGCCGTTTGTTGGGCCTACTGGATGGCACTTAAACAAGATGCTAAAGGAGGCAGGCATCCGCAAGGGTGACTGCTTCCTCACCAATGTCTTCAACCTACACCCGCCAGGAAATGATATCGCTGAGCTATGCGGACCTAAAGAGCTTAGTATTAAGGGCTATCCATCGCTTGGACAGGGCTCAGGATATATACTCGCCAAGTACAAGAAAGAGCTTGATCGACTTAGAGATGAGATGATGGAGGTTTACCCCAACCTTATTATAGCCATGGGCCGTACAGCTATGTGGGCTTTCTTAGGCAAGACGGGCATTACTAAGGGCCGAGGAGTAGTTCAGTACTCAACTCATACAGTTAGTGAATTTAAGGTTCTACCGACCTACCATCCAGCAGCCTCCTTTAAAAACCATTCGATTAGGCCCATCATAATAGCAGACTTAATCAAAGCATCAAGAGAGTGTGAATACCCAGACATCCGCCGACCATCCCGTAAGATATGGATCGAACCTACCTTGGAGGATCTTTATGACTTTGAAGAAAAATACATCAAACCTGCTGAAAGACTTGCTATCGACATTGAGACAAGTGGAGTATACATTACACTTATCGGCATTGCCCCCTCTGGAGAAATTGCAATCGTTATTCCATTCCCTTACCCAGGACGATCAACTAGAGCTTATTGGCCTAATGTCATTACTGAAGCTAAGGTTGGAGCCTTTATCGCTAGAATACTTCGAGGGCCGATTCCCAAGACCTTCCAAAACGGACTCTATGACATCAGCTTCCTCTGGCGAAGTGCAAGAATGAAGGTATATAATGCTGAGCATGATACTATGCTCCTGCATCATGCTTTGCAACCTGAGTCACTTAAGAACTTAGGTTTCTTAGGAAGCGTCTACACTGATGAACAGAGTTGGAAGTCCATGCGAGTCAAGTCTACAATCAAGAGAGAGGACTAAAATGACACCAAGAGAAGCTCTACATCTGATAATAGAAACTGACCAATGGAAGGTTGATTATTGGGGAAGAAACCCGCGCCTTATGACAATAACAGCATTAGGAACAAGAGAGTTTATAGAATCCATTCAAAAAGCTCTCAAGGGCGGAATGAGATACAGCCCTAGCGAAAGTCGAAGACCACCATACGATTATAACTATGCTTGGATACCGGCGGATGATGATAGAGAGGAGATAGCTAAGCTAATGATCGATATAATGAAAGAGTTTGATCCATTTAGAAAGATAATGTATGCCAAGAAGCTACTACATGAAATAAGAGAAGAAAGACTATGGTCAAGATTATCGACACCAGCCAACTCTCGCCAGAAGATCTAACTGCCTCTGAGAGAGAAGCTTGCTACAACGGCTTGGACTGCTGCGTCACCGCAGAAGTCCTAGAAGCCCTGTTGCCTCAACTCAACGAGCAAACAAGCGCCACTTATGAGTTCTCTAAATCACTTCAAGGCCCCGTCCTACACATGGGCCTAACTGGCATCCTTGTCGACCAGTTTCGCAAGACCGATGTCATAGACAACTACTACGAGATTATAGAGCGTCTAGACGGATATATCACTAGCTTAGCCGAAACAGCAGGTCTCCCTTATCTTAATTGGCGAAGTTATAAAGACCTACAAAAGCTATTCTACGATCGATATCAGGTCATGCCTATTCTATCAAAGACTGGTCAACCTACTCTAAATAGAGCTGCTCTTGAGAAAATCGAAAGCTACTACATTACATTAACGCTACCTATGATCTATCTCATAAAGAAAATTCGAGAACTACAGAAACGCATTGATGTTCTAAGAACCGAAATCGATCACGATGGTCGAATGAGAACATCATATAACATAGCCGGAACTACGACAGGCCGCTTTTCATCTTCGCTCTCAGAATTTGGCACAGGTGGCAATCTACAGAATATAGAAGAACATCTTCGATCAATCTTCATAGCTGATCCAGGAATGAAGCTAGCAAATTTTGATGCTGAACAAGGGGAGAGTCGAGTTGTCGGAGCTATTGAGTGGAACTTATTCGGGGACAGCACATATTTGGACGCATGTGAATCAGGTGACTTACACACCGCAGTCGCCCGAATATGCTGGCCAGACTTGGGTTGGAAAGGTACATTGGAGATCGACCGAGCCCTTGCCGAAGAACCTTACTATAGACATTATTCTCGACGATTCATGTGCAAGAAGCTTGGTCATGGCGCTAATTACGGAGGTAGAGCTCAAACACTCTCTGCCGAAACTAAGACTGAACTTCCAATTGTCGAAGAGTTCTGTAGAAATTACCACAGCGCCTTTCCTGCCCATCGCCTCTGGCACCATTGGGTAGAAAGCCAACTCGCCAAGACAGGAAAACTTACATCTCTTACCGGTAGACTTCGCCATTTCTTCGGCCGTAGAGATGATCATAAGGTTATCCGAGAAGCCATCGCCTACGATGCACAAGGCTCGTTAGTCGATATTGTAAATCGTGGTATGTTGAAGGTGTGGAACAGCCAATGCTGTCAGCTACTTTTACAAGGTCATGACTCCATAATAGTTCAATATCATGAGGAGGAAGAAGATGAACTTATACCTAAGATCCTGTCTCTGCTACACATTCCAATTTCCCTTGCTAATCAAAGAACGCTGATGATACCATATGGCTGTAAAACAGGCTGGAACTGGGGTGAATATGGCGGCACGAACCCAGATGGCCTCAAAAAGTATGCACCCGGTGATAAACGGCGCCGGACGCCGCCAGTGCACATCTTGGATAGAAAAGTTCGTTGACTATACATCAAACTTGGAGGTACCTGAAATATGGAGAAGATGGTCAGCAATCTCGATGTTGGGAGCGGTAATGGAGCAAAGGGTATGGATGGAGACAGGTGGAAACTTGTATCCGAACTTGTACGTGTTTCTAGTTGGCCAACCAGGGATGGGCAAGTCTCGATCTATCATGGCAGCTTCGAACCTAGTGAGGGAGGCCCTACCGGACATATTCTTTGGTGCCACGTCAATGACTCGGGCATCTCTATCGGACTATATGAACGAGGCAAAGAGGATAATCCCAAAGATCCCCCCGCCAGCAATCGAGTTCAACAGCCTCGTCTGCATCGCCGACGAATTTAGCGCCTTTATGCATGAATATGACTCGGCACTAGTAGCGGCACTTGTAGAGTTCTATGATGTAAATCCCTATTCCGAGGGTCGTCGTGTAAGTAACATTCGTATCAAGATAGCACGTCCTCAGCTTAACATCTTAACTGGTTCAACACCTTCAAATCTTATCCACACCCTTAAAGACTATGTCTGGGATCAAGGTCTGATGTCCCGTGTAATCATGGTTCACTCAAGTGAGAGACCAATAATCGACGTATTTAATGAACCAGCTCGAGACAGACCTCAGTCTCTAATAAATGATCTCAAAATTATCTGGCTTCTAGAAGGGCAATTTAACGTTACAACCGACTTCGGCATTGCCATGCATAATTGGAAGACAGGCGGTTTTGAGCCAGTTCCAGACCACCCTAAATTAGCACACTATGCATCTCGCCGATTTGCACATCTGCTAAAGCTAAGTATGATAGCCTCAATTGATCGTTCAAACGAACTTATCGTTAGATTAGAAGACTTCAACAGAGCTAAGGGATGGCTGATAGAGGCAGAAGTGACTATGCCCTTCATCTTTAAAGAGGGTTCGATTGTGCCTGATAGCAAAATCATGGATGAGATAGCTCACTTTGTTCGAACTCGAGGCGAAGTAAGCGAGCACCTAGTCCGCAACTTCGCTCGTCAGCGAGTCCCAGCTATGCATATCGAATATATAATGAAAACTATGGAAGGAGCTAGAATTTTAGTGGTCAAAAATGTAGCTCCCAAGACTGGCCTTAAGACGTTTGTGGCTCCGCAAATTTCCAGCTAACCTTACCTTTCCCACTTATTCCTACTTCTTTAGCTATGGGATCTGTGAGATCTATGCCTGCATCATTACTCGGCACTTGGCCATTCTGAGCCTTTATGCCATCTTCGTACTGCCCCTCTGACAAGGGCCGAGCTGTTCCTAGTACATAGTCCGGATCATCAGTATTCCATGGTCCTACATCCACCACATCAGTCTCTACTTCACCATTCGGACCCTTCACTATAACACGAGGTCTTGGACTATCCCGCCACTTGTAGGGGAAAGCTACTCCTCTGGTACTGCCAGTAATATAGTTCCCGTATGCTCCCTCCTGCTCATCTCCTCCACCACCAAACTGAGTAGCAGTAATATCTTCGTGCCACTCGCCAGTTGGCAAAGTACCTTCTACTCTGAGGTAATCCCCTGAGACCCAACCAAAAACCCCAACCTCACTATCAATGTCGTAAAACGAGCACTTGTACCAATTACCTGATTGACCAACAACATCCAGTGTCGCACCATTATTAGCCCGTCCAATAACAGTACCACCTGATGAAGCTAAAGCCCGAATATTCAGCTGATCCCCTGCTGATACACCAACTACAGTACCAATAACAGGCCCTTCCGCCGGAGGCTCTACTGGAGGCTCAATCGGTGGCTCTACTGGCGGCTCAATTGGCACCGACTGGCCCGAGATTGCAGAAGCAATTGCCTGACAAACGGCATCGAAGTTGGCACGGTAGGTGTTCGAGTCGCCAGTGTTATCACAGAAGCATACTTCAACAAGGATTGCAGGTTCGTCAGTATTGTTAAGGAAGAACAAATCGGTGCGCTTCTTTGGCCCACGATTGGTGAAGCCCACTGCTGCAATGGCGTCCGACACCTTCTTGGCCAGAGCTTGTTGTGTCACATACAAGCACTCTACGCCATGCGCCGATCCATCATATGCATTGAAGTGGATTGACACATCGAGATCATGCGGCTGTAAATGACTATTATGATAATTAACTATGGTATTGAGGTTTGTATTCTGATCATGCGAAGTGTTATCGTGAAACGTAGTTACCTCCGTCCCACTAGCATGCCAAAAGTCTGCAACCTTATCAACTACCTTCCTAGCTTCATCGACCTCATCCAATTGAGGTGGCACTGGTGAACCAGATGCTCCTCGTATGTATTTTCCATGGCCGCTACTGATAACGATCTTCATGTTTGATACTCCTTCTGTTTACCATTTCGATCTCGAGTCTGGTGCCGTTCCATGATGGTGAATGGGCATTTTTAAAGTCCGTGAACACCCATATGCTAACTCCATCAACAAAAGCATGATGGCCAGTAGACCAGCCCATTTCATGGCTTGGGCTCTACTATTCTACAGTTAGCAATAAGTTGATTTAATTCTTTGCCATTCTGAAATACTTGATTTAAAAGCTTCTCTCTAAATTGCGCCGCCTGCGTAAGTGCATAGAAAATGAAAACCAAAAGTGCGAAATTAATTACAGACAACGCCAACACCGCTGGCTGGCCTTTAAGAGCTTCTATGAAGGTACGGGCAGTTTGACCTACCTCTTCGCTTGTGCCTGGGTTCATCATCTGCGTTAGTCCTTCGGTGACCTCTGCTTTATAGCCATTTCCATCCATTCACCTGGAGTCTCTGGGGCTCTCTTTTCTCCATGTACCTGATCCCAATAGAGTTGCCATGCTCTGCCTGCCTGGTTCCCACCACCAAGTCCCGAAGCCCAACTACCCATCACAAGGCCTGTACGACCAATCTTGCCCCAGTCTATATCATCACCTTCTTTGTTCCCATATAAATGAGCATAAATTTCTTGAATACCACCTGTTGTACCTAATGTACTAAACAAGCCTCCACTTGGAGATCTGCCATGCATTAACGCATGAGTTATCTCTCTACCACCAGGAACAAAGCCTGCAACGCCATGACCTACTGTTTTAGCAAAACACTTTGCCTCATAATAGTGTTCATCCTCACCACATACAGGATCCATAGCAGCCTCTACAGCTATTGGCCAAAACAGATAGGATGAATAATCTGCTGTTATACTTAACAAATCCTTTCCAACCTGGCCCCTTCTCTTCAGAGTCGCAACATCCTTAAGTCTAGCCGACGCCAGATATAGATTATTTAAAACATTATTCCAGAACCCCATAAGTGCCATAGAACTCTTAGTGCCTGGGTCTGTCTGGCGCATGATCTCCGCCATATTAGTAATTTGCAACGATCCATGCGCCTTTCTAACAGCTGTATCTGCTATGTTACTTGCTTCGTGAACAGCATCTTTCCATGATAGCCCCTTCTCCATCTGTTCTCTAGCTGCGTCCTTAAATACAGTAGTCCACGTCGTGCTTGAAAAGAAATTATCAGCTGCTTGAAATGGCAAACTACCTAAATGACGATGTATCTCTACAGCACGCCTCCATCCACCAACCTTACCAAAGGCTTCAGGTATACCAAAATCTAAGTTATCTCCATAAGACCTCCTCCTAAGCTTCATCTCTTTAGAACCTGCGTAGTCTATCGTTGGGTCTCCATTAAGCATAAAGTCTCGATTAATGCTAGTGGTATTGCCATCGGCTGCGTGTATGTCTTTCATCGATGCAAGCCAGTCAGCTGGAAGAAGATCCCGGAAGAATTTAGGCCCAGCCTCCTTCATTCCAGCTCCAGCTAAGCTAGCCACATGCTTAGTTATTGTCGGGATATTAAACAAAACCTCCATCTTTATCCAGTTGCGCAAGACATCATTCATGATATTCTTGAACTGTGCTGCTGACCTTGCATCTTGGCCATTTCTACCAGCTATATCAGTTAAGAAATCCTCAAATGAATTCATATAATGGCTACCAAGTCGTGTCTCTATGAGCTTCTGAAACCGTGGATCTCTTGCTAACTTACCGACATTGTATAAAGGCTCTTTCCAAGAAATATAATCCAATCGACGCTTAAACTGATTTACAAGAACATCAAGATCGAGCCTAACTGGAGCTGCAAAGTTCTCATCTCTTTCCCTATGAAGACCAACATCTCCATCTATCAAATCAGTTGAGGGATGCTTTATAAATTCTTGTCTACTTGAAACAGACTTATCGTATGATATAGACCAATACCTTCCTTGGCGAACGCCATACGGAGACTCTACATCCCTTAACGGAACTCTAGGAATAGCAACGCCTGTTAGTCTCATATTTACAGCATTTTCTTCCTTATAAAGTCTTTCATAAAACTTAGCAATAGAGTCTGCTAGATCCCAATGTTCCTTTCTAGAAACCTGTTTAAGCCACCCATATACATCTTCCTCACTTACTTTATATCCTTTAAGCATCTTCTCCCTAGCACCTGGGTCTAGCCAATGTAATATAGTCGCCACCACATGCTCTTCAGTCATTGGCCATTCAGGCTCTACCCCTTCAGGAATATATGACTTACCCTCATCTGTATATTCCCATTGGCGAGGGTGATGAAAGACATTATTATCCACATTTCTTCTAAAGTCTACCTTACCATCACCAGTTCCCATAAATGGCTTAACTGCATTTCCAAATTCTCTATTAAGTTCCCTTTCCCTTAATTCACGTTCACCAGCTGCTGCATTTAGCTGACTCATTATCCACTTAGTAAACGGCCCATTCTTCGCAAACTGATCAAATCTCTGAGATATGTATTCCCATTTAAGTGCACCAATCAACATTGTCCTAAACTTAAAGTAATTCTTCTGTAATGGACCGGCAGTCTGATCTATTGGCGTCTTTCTGCTCATATTAGCAGACTGGGCATCTAGTGCATTTATAACAAAGGTCCTAGTTGCCCTCTCAACTCCTGACTTGATTACATTATATTCCCTACCAATCTTGTCTACCGCCTGCACAGCTCTACTTATAGCCTGCATCTCCCCAACAGTCCAATCCTTTCTCTTATTGAATACATTATTCGGATCAAGAAGCCTATCGTAAGGAGGAATAACTCCTCTATGTTCGACCTCCACTTCTTCCTGTGAAGGTAAACCACTACGCTGCGTTCCATCAGCACTTGTAAATCTAGACTCCATTCCCTTAAAAAAGTCACGTAAAGATGTGAAATTAACTGCGGCAAGTCCTTCATTTATCTGCCCCTCGGTTAGCTCGGTCTCTAGTCCCAGTCGCCTATAGATGTGCTGTAGTACTAGCGCATGTTGAGGGTCAATGCCACTAGGCTTTGCCCCTTTGGTTCTATCATACGTCCTAGTTAGGGCTCTATCTTGTTTCTGTATATCCCTCGCCTGTTTGGCAATCTCTATTTGCATTCTCCAATTCTGGGCAAGCCTGTATGCTTCTACTGTTTTTCCAGCCCAATGAGCATCCTCTGTATCTCTATACATCTGACCCGCTTCTCTTAGCAACCCTTTCAGAGAAGTCTCTGTAACCTTCATCCCTCGAACTTTTTCATGAGCTATAGCTGCTAAGTTCGTTTTAGACAATGGAGGATCAACTGAGGGATCAATAGCATTTGCAGCTTCATGAAATCTAAACACTTCTTCACTTACTACACCTACATTAGCGGCACTTAGAGCCTCATCTCTAATTCTCTCTAGAGCCTGATCGTCTGGTTCCCCATACTTTAGATGCATTCTACGATCAACTTCGGCCTTTATCTTCTTGTCAAGGTATTGCCGATTTGTCAGACTTCCTCTATCTCTATGATAATCAGCCAGATCATTCATAAGTGAATGTCCATCTTTATAAAGGAACATCTCAGCAAGTTGATCTGGATTCATTCCACCTTCTTTAAACCAATGCGGTGGTAGCTGTTCTTGATGTTCTGGCCATACATACTTAGGATCTATCTTAGGACGGAACGACAGCTTTTGATCGGCAATCTCACCATGCGTCATAAACCGTATAAACCTATAAACCGGATTATCCTTAAATTCTTCTGCTACTTCTATTCTCTCCTTTACAGACTTCTCCTTCCAATCCTTTCCCATCTGTCTTTTTCTTTCGCTTAATTCCTCCTTCTCAACAGCGTCTATCTTCTGTTGCTGTAACCGCTTAATGGCTTTGTTTATGCGAGCTTGCGTGACCTTAGAAATAATCCCAGGCCCAAATATCTCTGGTACCTCATCAGGTTTTGCTCCAGCGACTGCCTCCTCTATAGCCTCCTTTCTTGCCGGTCCACGTATTGGGCGCAAGCCAGAAGTGTCCTCTATATCATCTCTTATTCTAGAGTTTCTTTCTGCAACATCTTTAGGAGCCCAGCCCTCAACTGGCGGTCTTGGCTCAACTTCTGCTCTAGCTTTGTATTCAGGATCCTTGAGTCTCTTAGCCTCCTCTACAGTCCGAGCATTGCCTATTCTTACATTGCCCCTTAATTTCTCTCTAATTTCAGGAGTCAGTTTGCTAAACTCACCTGTAGATACTGTGATATCCCTACCGTCATTTGCGTTCTCATCAAATTGCTTAGCTGCTCCTTCAAGATCGCCTAATATGCCATCCCCTGGAGTCGGCCTTTCTCCCTCTTTATAAAGCTCAGCTGCGGTATCGTATTTAATGCCTGCTGTTTGGTTCTTAGTAACTATGTCGATAAATTTAGCCAATTGTGGTGGACTTAGCTCCTTTGTATTCGTCTTATCTCCAGCTTTAACTACCTCCTCTAATATCTTCTCATTAGCATGAGCTTCACCACTAAGAATAGAATCAGTCAAAGCGTTGAGCCCAGGTGCAAGGCCCTCTCCAGCTCTTATAAAGGCTTCTTGTCTATCAACTAAGCTTTCTACCCCCATCACCATCTTTTCCAGTTCTGGGGGCAACACCATTCTTGGGCGGCCTTTAAAGCTCTTTGGCATTGCGCCATATTCTTTCATTGCATGGCGAAGACCAAAGGCTATAAGACTGGCATTCATAAGGGCTTCTGCGTCGTCTTTTGGAACACCAGTTGCCTCTTCAATAGCTTCAGACAATGGACCTGTAATAGCAGCAGCTGGAGCTGTAATTGGAGAAAATATAAGGTCACCAGTAGACTTAACAAAAGACAATATGTTTTCATCCCATGACGGCTCTTGCAATCTCTTTTGATAATCTTTAGCCGCTTGTATCTGTTTCTCCCAAGGTCTATCCCCTTGAACTGTAAATCTCCCATAAGGCTCAAGAGGAATACCTTCCTTTGGATGCCCAAGTAAGGCCCAGAAATTCTGACTTTCCTCATCCCAAGCTTGTTTAAATGTGTCAATAAAAGCACTGCCCATCCTCTTCCATTGAGCTGGAGAAAGCCCAGGAGGTATCAACTCCTCTTCGTATGGCTCAGTTAAAGGCGATGCTGCTCTCGAGACATTATCAAGGTTATGCCAATCGTCTTTGCTGACCTTAGAGGCCATTGGATCAGATAAAACATAGTCCCGTAGAGACGCATTTCTATCCAGCAAATTCCCTAAAAGATTAGATTTCTCACTTTGAACAAAATGGTCATAATCATTGTAAACAGTTTCAGGATGTGTATTAAACACTTTGGCTATGCTAATAGAGTGTGCAGCTTTCTTTTCATCAGCATCTTGATCAAACGAAGTCTGCTCTAAAGCATTCTGAGTCTGCTTGTCCCTTACAAAGTTAGCAAAATCTTCTACTGGCTCTACCATTACATTCTATCCGGAGAAATAATGCTTCGTGTAGGCGAAGGTGGCGCAGTAGTTTGTGGTGTCGGTATTGCTGGCTTTGGCTTCTTCTTCTCAACAGCAAATTGTCTACGAAGTTCAGTTTCCCTCTGCTCCGGAGTCAATGACATCAATGTCTTGAACTTAGTGGTCATTAGATATTGATCATACAAAGCATTTATCTGTTCTTCAGTCATGCCTGGGTTAGCTTTTTTAGCTGCATCTATATACCCCTTTGGAGCTGGGGCTACCTCTGAACCCTCTTGGACATTAATATCCTTATCCCGTAGAGTCTTACGAACGATATCTTCTCTTGCCTTATCATCTGGATCCCTCTTATTCTCCGCTGCCCAGATCTTAACTCTAGCTGCAATTTCTTGAGCAACTGCTTTGTACCTATCGCTCTTCTTATTCTTCAGTGAGCCAACAGCAAACTCATCTAGAGTACTAAGAGCCGCCCTTACAGCAGGATTTTCAACAGCCTTTTTGCCTATCCTATCTTGCCTCTCTATTTCGTCTCGTATTTCATCTGCGTATCCTCTCGAGAAGTTATATTTTGGATCATATGGATCTACCTCCATAGCCTTAAGTCTTTCATCAGAGGTACCATATCCCTGCAAGTCATATAATATCTTATTACGTTCAGTTCTAGACTGTGGTGTCTCAGGGCCTCCAGGCGGCCCTTTACGCATCTCTGCCTCTAATCTATTTTGTGTATCTTGTGGCAAATTATCAAAAGCTGCCCTAGATTTATCTGGATTTCCGCTTTGTGCAAATAACTCCTCTTTAGTGTATAACCATTGACCAGTATTATTCTTGCCCGAAATGCTTCTAGAAAAAGCATTGGTATCTTTTACTTGAGTATCATGCTCTGCTGCCCTCTGCATATTGAACTTACCATCAATCGCTTGTTTGGCCTTATCAGCAATGTCCGTAGCCATCTCGGGAACACCAGCTGCAATTGCATCTTCAGTAGCTTTCTTCGCCGCCTTATCTTGCATCTCCTGAAGCCCACCCTTGGGATCCCAAGCTTCACTAACTGCTATCTTTACTCCAGTATCAGTTACATCTCTACGTACAGTAGACTCAAGTTGCGGATAAACCTCGGCTGATACTTTCCCATCTTCATAGGCTTTTTGCAATTGTCTATATGCCTCAATAGGATTTTTCTTTGACAATAAATGAATAGTATCTGCTGTAACTTTCTGATCAGCTTCCCGTTTTTGATTAATGGTTATCGGATTTTCATTAGGATTGCCTGGCCTACCATAAAGATGATGTCCAAAATCAATTTGCTTATCTAGATCATCCATTATACGTTTCTTTTCTTCTGGATTATCTGCTCTACTAGCTTGGTCTATATACATATTAATCGTTTGCTGATTTGTTTCTTTCTTAAGAGCCAAATCCTGCTGTCTAGCATGCTCAGTTATTCGCCTAGAATCAGAACCAATAATATTCAAAGTCTTGCCATTAAATTCTCTCTTAGCTACTTCACTTGTTAGCCCACTAGCTATTTGGGCCCGCATATCCATAATACTTTTTCGAACAGCTGGAGCACCTTTTACGGCGTTCTCGCCTAACGTAGCCCCATGTGCTTCGACTGCATCGCTACTTTGATTATAGAGCTTAAGCGTAGCGTCATCTACTTCCTTTTGTATATCGAGCTGCTTCATAGCCACAGCCCGATCAAATAACTCATTTCCAGCATTTTTAGCTGAGGCGCCTAACCTTCCCCAAGCCTCACCTTCAGCCTTATAAGCCTCGCTAAGAACTCCAGTTCCATGGCCAACAATCTTTAAAGCCTCGCCAACTGCGTTGCTTATCTGAACTTCAGGAAACTTCTCCGTGATCGACGGAGTCGCCTTAAATTGAGGCTCAACAGTTGGATAAGGTGTATACTTATCAGCCATGTTAGTTAACTCTAAGCCGGCTTAAACATTCCTAAGCTACTTGCCTTCATCCATTGACTAGACACCGTTCCAGCAGCCCCAAGCAGCGACGCTGTTGCACCAATATCTCCAGCCTTTCCAGCAAGGCCATAAGCTTCTGTTTCCAGTGGAATGGCTTTCTCAGCTAAGCCCATAGCCGATAAAGTATTCGCAGCTTGCGCTCGATTGGTATCTGCGGTATAACTATATAGCTTACTTTGAGCATCATCCATCGTAGCCTCAACGTCATAGCCATAAGCTACCTTAGCTGCATTGGCCCTAGTCATATCTTGATTAAATTGAGCAATCTCAACCATACTAGTTCGAACATCCGCAGAGCTTTTTGACGCCATACTAATTCCACTAGACGCCTGATGAGCCTCCATCGTGGCTTCATCGGCCTTACCCTTCATACCAATTTGTTCAGCTTGTTCGTTTCCTGTTTCTATAGCATATGTGGAATTTTGCTCTGCTATTTGCTTATTAATCTTAGCTACAGCCGCCTGATAATCATTAATGTTAGCTGTGTAACCATATTGCTGCGCCTGAGTCTGTAGGCCAAATATCTGACCTACTGTATTTAGAATTTGACCTTGAATACCTAGTTGCTGACCTTGTGCAGAAACTTCAGCACCTTGGGCGCCAAATATACCGCCAAGCGCACTAGCGCCCATTCCAACACCAGCCATCACAGCAGGACTAGCCATTACACAGTTATCCTAAATGGAAGACCACCGCCGATTGGATGCTCAAACTTAGCCCCTAACCACTTCAACCAGCGGACGGCCTTATGATTGCTGACAACGGCATGTCCACAGATGCTTGAATATTCTTTGAGCATTTCCTTTACGACCATCTGGGAATGCCGAACTAAAACAAACTCATGTCCTTCCATAACATCTGTAGTGTAGAGCCAAAGATACGCCTGATTAGACAACACTGTAGGTGGCATTAAGCCCCACATAGCAGCTAACTTGCCATCAATCAATCCTGCCCACATAGACACACTCATAAGCGAACAATAATCCATTGCCGCTCGATCTTGTTTACTAAGCTTTAGCGTATTTAGGTACTTCTCAGCATTAAGTGGATTTAAGCGTTCAATCGTAGTCATTTGCTGGTGTCTCCCATCGTCACTTCTGGTATGACACCCAAGACCGTAGCAGGAACAGGATCATCTATTTGCAGACATATCTGACCAGGGACATCCCATAAGGGATCCATAATGATACGTTCGTCCCTAGTAATTAGTCCTATGGGCTGTCCCATAGCTGTAGTGACTTTGTTAAGCTCCTTTATCGGCACAAGATGATCGAATGTTCGACCGGCCTTAATGCCACGACTGTCTTTAACCCTAACAGATAGTGCAGAAACCTTCTTACGCTTACCTTGAACGGTGTTGGCTTCTTGCCCTAAGTCTAAATACATCGTTTGTAATTGTGCCTGAAACCCAAGTCCTGCTATAACCTTAGTAGCTTGATTTGGAAGTGTTATAGCACCATTTTGAACTATTAGTCCAGGCACAACTCCACCATCCGCTAACACAGCAACTGTATATCCATCTAAATGATCTAAACCAAAAATCTTAGTAAAGGGCTTGTCAATTGACCATTCACCCATCACCGCCACATTGGGCCTACCAAGAGGGTCATTGGGAATTATGTCAGTAATCGTCTGAGTCACAGTACCAACAAGTGTTTGAGTATCCTGAAAAGCAGTTATTTGAATAATCCCAGACCCCGCCCTTAGCACCCATCCAGACATTGTTGTAGTAAATATAGGTGCATCAGCTTTAATCGTCACATCGCCTGTAGGAGCACTTATAGTAAGATTAGCCATAAGCATATTAGATGGTGTCTTCACTCCAGCATCAACACACCATGCATCTTCGACTCCAAACTCAAATGTTCTATCCGCTAATCTTTCGATCTGCTTAACCACAGTTCCATTAGGCAAGGGACGATCAACAACGACATAAGTAGCGTCCAAGGTACCTTCTGTGACAGTACAAATAGACTTAAAATTTCCCAAGGTATCATGGCGAGCCCAACCATACATATCTTGTTCTTTTAGAATCGTCAATGAGAGCAAGACCCCATCATCCCTGACAGCCCAAACGATCTTAAATGGCTCCTCAGCATAAGCCCACTCAAGGATGGTATGCCCGTAAAAGAAGTGAGATGAGAGTATAGAAATGTCATTGCCGGTATAGATATTTGCATAGATATTATAGGAGAGGTCTCTAATAATTGATCCCTTTTGCTGGACAAAGACAATGTCATAGTTAATGAGGATTGGCGGGACATCATTAGCACCTATATAAGCTTGCGGTGTTGCGGTAAGCGTCGATGGTGTAACAGGCCCACCTTGTGTAGCTACGCCACCAGCGCCGCCTGAAACTTGCCATGCGCCATGAGTAGTGAGCATAATAAGCCCTGACGGCATTGGGATCATCGACTTTATTTCATTAACTTCGAGACTCACTAATCTGGCGTCAATTGCATCATCATCGACAGTAGGATTGCTAATGTCAAAATTATTATCAGTCCCAGGCTTAGACATCCAGAACCTATCTTTGTCATTGCCCCCGCCATTAGCATAAGTCAGGCGTTGCTGAAAATAGGCGCTAACACCTGGGTGTTCAGAAACAAACGGGTTTTCATGAATAGGCGGAGTTTGGGAGAAGTCTGGATTTATATTCGAATCAAGAAATACTAAACTACTAGATGAACCAATAAAACCCAAAGGCGCACCTGTCGAAACAGCCCCAATAAAGGATGGGCTACTTTTATAAACGTTATATGCTGTTGCGCCAGCACTGGCGGTCCAATCTATTTCAATCGTTCCTGAAGTTGTACGCAAGTCAAGAACACCATTAGCAACTCCAAAAGAAGCTACTGGAGCCTCTTGGCCTTGAGCGTCAACTGCCGTGACTGTATAAAGTAAATTAGCTGTTCCTGTAGCAGAAGCAGCAATTGTAATAGACGCTGGTGAGACAACTGTAGCACCAATCGTGACAGGTGCTAGCACCCAATTTGTAGCATTGATTAACGTCAAAACACCTGGAGCATAGTTGTTATGAGTGATATTCATCACATTAGTCTTTTGCGAAAACTTAAGCAGCGCCAAGTCAGCTGCTGCATATGAAGTAGTAATAGTATAAACTCTTTGTGCAGTTCCGCCGCTGCTATAAGCTCCCCACATAGTTGAATTTACAGGCTGCCCAGTAAGTGAATTAAACATAGGGAAACTAGCGCCTGTTATAACACCAACTGTAAAATAGCGCCCGTTTATCTCAGGCATGCCCATAGCGCCTGAGACAAAGATCAGATCGCCTGCATGGAAGTTATGGCCAGGAGCTGTTATGGTTGTAGATGTGCTCTGGACAATTGAAGTTATGCTAAAGGGCGGCTCTACTATAGAGTCACCCTGAGAAATAAATCTGAGATACTTATCCCCAAACTCTAAAACATAAGTAGTGTCAACATCCTGCTGAAATCTAACTAACCTAACAGGCCCAGAATTTTGTTTAGTCGGCCTAATAAACTCTGTTCCAGGCCTTGTGCTTGCGCCACTTCGATAATCGACAAAGAAATTTCGCATCCTAGCAGCACCAGAGTGGTACTTAGCAAAATCCACTCTAGCAAAAAGACTAGGAGATAGTTCTCCAGCAGCGAATGAGGTTTGGATGATGTTATCAGACACACCTTAACCTCAATACATCGTCAACATAGGTCCCCAGTCAAATAACATACTGGGTGTGAATTCCCAAGCTTGGTAGCTGATACCACGAGTTCTGATCCAATCAGGAGTTACATCATTAATCGTCAGACCCTCATTTCCGTCTGTAACTCGAGCTTGCCTGATGAACTCATTAGCCATCTGGACTTGCATCTGAGCTAAGCCCTTCTCGCCTGTAAGGGCAATAGCTAGTCTTGCGCCTAGTGCAGCAACTAGAGCTTGTTGAAATTGATCATCCCATACATCTGGATTTACAACTCGCCTAACATAACATAAAATAGCAGCCTCTTGATTTGTCAAAATAACCCGTTGATCTAGGCCTAAAGCAGTTGGCTTACCGGACTTCGGATCAATTTGATCAATAGAGACTTGAAATCTTACAGGAGGTCCGTTCCAAAATGCAGGTGCTCCACCTGTGACGGCTGTAGTTATTGGAACGCCACTAGAGAAGCCTGTAGAGAACTGAGGTACAATATAGACTGGCCTAAGACAATCCGAGGGATATGCGTACTCATACGTCCAAGGCGGGGGAGGTATGCCCTTATCCCAAACCAGCGGTGCAGCTGTTGGGTTTTCTGGTGTCCCTGGAGCTGCGCAAATTAACGACAAATTGATGAAGTTTCGTGCACAATTCCAAGGAGCCATACGCAGCAGCTCATCTCGAAGAGGCTCCAACAAGAGCTTTACCTGAATACTCTCGTTGGAGCCCTCATCGAGCGAGGCTATCGAGCTGCGAGTCCCTATAGCCGATAGTGCTCGATTGGCGATGTCGACTTCACTTGTCATTACTTCTGCGACCCAGATCTATGAATAGTGCCGCCAATGCCAGGACCACCACTGCCCCGCTGAGCCACTGGACATTGAGCATAGCCATGACTATGACCATGCAAGCCAGGACCTTTAGCATCGCCAATATTAGTCGGGCCCTTTGGCGTTGCATAGTTCATAACATCACGGGCAGACTTTACACCACCAGTTGTTGCTCGAGCAGCCTGTGGTTGAGATGAGTCTTTCCCATATTCAGATAGAATATCTCTAGCCATTAGTCTTTCTCCTCTTCTTTAGCTGGTGGATGTAGGGCATTCTCAAGAGAAGCACAAACCTGTGCAAGATGCAGATTAGCGACCTCGTTTAGGGCCCTATAAACTGGTGTCCCAGAAGTTTTCTGAATGATATCGAGCAGCGCATTGATCCCAGCTGCATCGATTTTTGGTAGTCCTTCATCTTTTGCCATAACTGTCTCCTCACTTGTGCTTACCTTGCGACCCACTAGGATGAATAGTTCTACCACCACCTGGGCCTAAAGCGGGTCTATCAGGCCCAGGCGGCGTATATCCTTTACTTCCCATCATTGGATGATGCTTAAATGCAAGCGCCATTCCCATTTGAGCTACACCCTCCGGACTAGCTGCCTTAGACTTTGGCTCTGTTTTCCATGAGGCTCTACCTTCTTTACTGGCTCTACCTTGTCGCATTTCTCTGGCTCCTTTCTAAATGCCCCTCCTTGGCCTTGCTCTCGATCGAGTTGGCTAAGCAAGGAGGTCTCTGCTCGTGCCATCTCGCCCTTAATCCACTGTGGCGGCTGTTGACCTATACTCTCATAGAAGTACCGAATGTAGATCAGATTATGTAGATGTTGAGTAAGCCGCATTATGTTAGGCGGCACCAGCTTATCTATGTCATCACCAAACATACCATCAGTCGGGCCTAACGGATTAACCATTCTGCTTCTTCCTCTTCTTCTTCAAAATGCCTGTTTTGGCATCAGCTTGATTAAACTCTTTAGCAACGCCTGTGGGGATGCCTACTTTCTTAGCGAACTTAGGATCATGTGCCGCTGCCGCCATTGTTCGAGCTTGCTTTGGACTTGAACTTGGCATAACGTCCTCCTAGCTTACAAAGAAACTCCCTGTGCCGACATTCGGGCCACCACCTGGATTTGGAATGGACCCAGCTGATTGAATATTTAATATGGAGTTATAACTAAGCGAGACTCCATTACCACCACCACCAACAAACCCACCACCAACGAAGTTATTGGGAGTTGAAGTTGTTTCTGGAACACTGATAGTTGAATTGGCCGTACCCCAAATGAATGCAAATCCAAAATTCGATGTAGAGTCAATAGTTATAGTTCCTGCTAAAAACAAAACCTCTGCACCTATTGTAGCGGCTAAATGAACATTAGCATCGCCAAAAATGTGATATGGACCAGTGATATTAATCTTAGCTCCACCCTGTGCCCAGATATGGAGGCCCATACCAAACTGCCCAAAGTTCACTCCATTTATATTGGCAACACCGCCCTTAGTAGCCTTTATACAAGCAGAATTTCCCCCAGACACATTAGGAACAACCGAACTCATTTGAAAGCCACTTAAATTAACAACGGCATTATCTTGAACTATTATTCCACAACTTCCTGCACTGCCACTTGATTGTATTATAACACTATTTGGTGTTGATACATTTCCTTGAATAGTATAGCCATTAGCACCAAGTACTCTAGTATTGCATATCACTCCACCACCAACTGCATACGTACCATTAGCTAGATTTATTACGAACGGCCCATCGGCAATCTGCTGAACAACATTTACAGCCCTTTGAATAGTCAAAAATGCCGCAGTACCAACAGCAAGACCATCGTTATTGTCGTTGCCGTTAACTGGATCTACATGAAAGTTGACTGTTGTAGTAGACTGCCATCGCCCAGGGTCTGTAACCACCCAACTGACAGTAGTACCATCTTGAGCTATCATCATCCATTGACTTGGCCAAAGAATAAACGGTGTCTGGCTGAAGACTGAGATTGTTTTACCTCGAGTGTCATTGTTAAATAGGACTATCCAGAAGGTATTATCAAACCCTGTATTGGGATTACCAATCTGAACTGTATAAAAGGCTGCACCTGTTAGATTTAGGACTTGCCTGTTATTAGCTTGAGTTATTGTATAGCCACTACTTACAACTAATGTCGGAGCAGTAACTCCAAGTAAGTTACGAGCTATAGCTAGTGTCGCCGCACCAACTACAGGGATCATAGCAGCTGAAATGAAAACTCCGCCTGCTGGTGGAGCTCCTCCAGTAAGATTACCTAGAGAATCAAAGATCGCTGCTAAGTTTGCTCTTGCCGCTACAGGCGGGACTAGAGCTGGAATAGGATCAGTTAGGCCAACCTGAAAGGCTCGATCACTTGCACTTGCGCTATCTTGATCCAGCATCGTCAAATAATCGAGAGCCTCTTCAACTACTGCTGGATACATGATCCCTTGATTGGCAATTGAAGTGTCTTGGACTACCGGCAAGATCCTAGCAATAGTTATAGTCCAACCAGTTGGTAAGGGCGACCCTGTAGCTGGGTAAAGGACTTGACCACCAGTAGGAGTTGGGTCAGAGCCAATTAGCGGATTGAGTGTAACAATATATCCATTTGCTGGGACAACAGTAGAGACACCACTTAAATCGGTAGTAGTGACTTGAATGAAATTAATTGCTGGAATAGCAAAGTTAAAGGTAAACGAGGTTGTTGTCCCATTACCTATAAAGGCGACCTTGCTACCAGTGCTAGAGACTGTCATGATATTGTTACCACGTCACACTCCAGTTGTTGTATCAGCAAATTGATCAGCGCCAGACGTTGTCGTAACTGTCACCATTGACGAAAAATCAACACCCTGATCCGTCTGCGCAGTCATGATAAAGAATGGCATATTTGCCAACGTGTCACCACCAGTTGGATTGAACAACGGTGGTGTGCCTATACGAACGTAGTGGGATCCACTTATCCAGAATGGTATGGCCGCAATTGCATCGGCACCCACGTTGCCGGATATACCAGCCGCTGTTATCGTACGCAGACCGATCGTCTTCAAATCAATGGACTGGGTGATATAAGTCGGATAGGTGATCCCGCCCGAGGTAGCAAAACCTCCTACATGAAACTGACATACATAAGTTGCTCCTGCACCTGTGTAGGGTTTCAGGACATTGATCGTAAGAGTCAGCAAATTTCCTGTAAGAAATAGTTGTCTTTCAGATGTATTCACCAGCAACGTCGAGCCGGAAAAGGCTCTTCTGAAATAGCTGAATATTGGAATATCAGGAGGAGCACCAGCCCAATCCGCTACAAACCGACCGCCTGTACAATTTATCACAGTCATCCGTGGGCATAAATGTGGCAGGTAGTTCAGCTTCAAGGATGCAGTAAAATTCGTTGATGTTCCTATAGTTGCTGAGTTGCTGAGAGTAAAAGTCCCCGTATTAGGCCCCGGCATTCCACCATTATCGACTGTAACAGTTGTTCCAGCAGGAAGAGTTCCGCCGGAGATGTTTGCCCCCTCCAATAAATATGCATTAGCAGGAGAAATTGCTGTGACAGTCAACGTAGTTCCAGAGACCGTTCCGGTAACGGTTATGGCCGTATTTGGCAGAGCCGCCATGTTGGTATCGATGCAGAATGCACCAGCACCATCAGTGTAAACATCCAAGACCGTAAAGCAGCTAAGCATTCCACAAAGACCATCCACCGGACTTACAAAACCGCCGGTGCTGATGGTGGCAAAGGCTACAATCTCAACCCTAGCTCCAGGCTGCGCCCATGGGGCAGGACACGCCGCCGATACAATAGTTGGTGACCACGTCCCGTAGACAGTGTTTGTTCCTGACGCAATCTTGATCGTACCGTTGACGAATGTCACGCCTGCAATACCAATGATTAATACCTCTGTGGACTGGGCATTATTAGCAAGCCCCTGAATGTGACTATTCACCCATGTCATCCGTGACGTCGAACCGTATACAGGGGCAAGAGTAAATACCCCTGCTATGTAACTATCCCTGATAGTCAAGTCCTTTCCAGTTCCCGACATTGGCCCCATCATCTTGCAGCGATCAATCACTACCTTGTTTATCGATGCACTCTGCAAACGCAGATACGAATGCATGTCAAAATCGCAATCTTTATAAATCATCGTATCGATCATCTTGTCGACTTCAGGAACATAATTATGAAACCTGCAATTCTCCATTATGAACCTTCGTACAAATACTTGGGCTGGACCAGAGTCAAATCCCCAACCCCATATGTCGCAGTCGACAAACCTCAAAGATACGACACCGCCACATGTTTCCTCAGTGACGCCATACATATTCAGGCCATGGACCTCGATCTCTTGATCAAATACGTCACTCATTTGCACTATCGTTGCAGGTCCGACACTGGCTCCTGTAGTAGCGTTGGATGTAGAAAGAAATTTCGGGTACGTCGAACGATAGTTGTATTGAATGGTGTCCCAAAAGCCTATAATGCCAGCACCATAATCGATAGATTTTATTCTTACATACTCAAAAATGGCCTGGTTCCAATTTCCATCTGAACCACCCAGCATCTCAATGCACATGAGAATGACCCAGCTATTGACATAGAAATTGACCGCCTGGGCCGGTGTGGTTAGCGTAACCGAATTGTTAAATTGTCCATTAAGATCTGTATTGATTGTTGTTTGAAACTGGGCCGTATAGGCGAAAGTCGAACCACCCGTGTTTGCATTAACATCGAACTCTGGATCTCCAAAGAAATAAGCGTTCGTCGCCAAGCGTGCTCCATAACCAAAGAGCCGCCACTTTTGAAGCCCAGCCCCAACTCCAGGAACTTGGTTATTACTTGCGTAATAAACCCCAGGATCAAGGACGATATCCGTCCATGACTCTCCATAGGTCGTGTAGGAATGCACGCCGGATTGCGTTCCAGTAGTAGCAATCGGAGTTCCCTTAGCCACGGTCCGTTGGCCGCCAAATGAATTGGCATTGAAAAGGGATGTTGCTGAAATTTGAAATGAATTAGGCGTAACAGTACCATATTGAATGTAGTATATTTGGCCTGGAACAATACCAGTCGGCAACTGACCGGTAGTGGAGAAACTAATCGCTTGCCCATTGCGCAGGGTTATGTTTTGGTTTTGGCCCGTATGAAATGGTGGATGTGACGTGATGACAGCGGGATTACCTATGCTGATTGTCACCGTCCCGGCGTCAGTTCCCGCCCTTGCCTGACCTAACACTCCACCAGAGGGAGCCGCTATTGTCCCTAGATAATTACTGAAATTTCGGAATGGTAGAAGATTGTCCGGTGTAGCAGGATCAATACCAGCTTGAGCTGTATGCAGTGGAAGGGTAGGCATCAAGGACCAGAACCCAGCATTAAGTGAGGGCGTCGGAAATGTCTTGAATGTTACAAGAACCATCCCCAAAATGCTGTTAAAAACAGGCCACGTTGGATTAAACGTAACTGGGGAATTACTATTGACAACTGTGCATGCCACCGGATTGCGGAAATTAATAGGAGGTTCGATATCTACCCAACCTACCGGAACCGTATAATTAGGTCCAGGCGTTGTATTAACAGGACTGGCTCCAGCAAATACTATAGCAAAAGCAAGTTCTGGAGACGTATTCAATGCAGGTGACGTAATTGTTGCCCCTGTCCTGGCAATATTGGATGCATCAAAGCTGTTCGCTATTTGATCCAGCACAGCCCCAGTAAAGGTAGAAAAGCAATAAACATTTGCAAAGCGCGCTCCGTCACCGGGAATATTGAATGTGGTCCCGATCGGGGCAAATGCTGGGTTGGAGCAGTAGTAGACGAGTGTATTGCCCCCATTATTCGCCGCCAGTGAATAGATATTGCCAACACTATCGATAACAGTTGAGGTAAAAGTTGCCCAGCCCCAAACAGTCACAATCGTAAGACATCCGGCATTAATTGGCGCACTCGTCGGACCGATAGTGCTTTGGTTAGCAGTAGTGGTAGCAAAGCAAAGAGTTGGTACACCACCAGACGTGAAACTAGGCGGAACTGTGGATATGGTTGTTCCATCCCCGGCATAAAGAGATTGCAAGCTGTTAACTCGGCCGAAGGTAGCAGCCCCACCATCGCCCGGGATCCTGTTACCTTGAACTGCAACAAACTTGGTGCCAGTTGCTATCGAGGCTTGCTGTGCATCGGCAGGAGTTGCAAATACTGGAACACTTCCGGCGAAACTGCCTCCACCACCACCGCCACCCCCGCCTCCACCGGCACCGCCAGCAACCGTACCAGTAGGGGGTACTTGACTAGGAACCACCTGCGTCCTAATACGACCCAAAGTCGGGCCATACGTGACATCGACTGACTCGAAGTTGGTACCGCTCTGATCTAAGTCCACAGTTGCATTCCTAAAATGAAGACGGCGGCTGCGGCCAGATCGGCTCCACCGTCGACCACGGTACTAGTGAGGCAATCTCATTGGGAGTTAGTCCCTGTAACGCATTAGGCCCCGGTTTAGTGCCGTACGGCCCGCTTGGCTCGATCACCATGCAAGCCGTCCCATCCGTTAATTCCACCTGCCAGTGCCAATATAACGTATGTGTGCCGTCGCAACGCATACTGGTTGCCATCTGTTTGGAGCGGGCCTGCGCTGACGCAAGGTCAGCGAATGGAAGAAAGCTGCACGTAGCTAGATCAGCCATGTCAGTACCCGTAGTATGATTTGGATTGGCTATTGATGGAGATGGCATTTACTGTGCTTATGCCAAGGGTGCTGGCAGAAATACCAAATTCTACTGCATTTCCATCCACCCCGGCGCCACCACCACCAAAATGTCCTAAAGAAAGAGCATTGGATGTACCATTTGTTCCAGCAGTACCAGAATTGGATGCAGCATCAACTTGCATATTGCTCGTTGCACTATTGAACGTGCCAACCAAACCATGCCATGTGCTGTCAGCAGCCGCAACAAAAAGAGCAGTACCACTATTCAACATCACTGTGTTAGTAGTATTAAAAGACATTTGTGTACCAACATTGTCTGAAACTATCGCTTGATTAACAGTAAAGTTGGCTGTTCTCTCAACAACCGCCGTAAAGGAATATGGCTGGACAAGCGCACCAGCAACAACAGAAGAATTAGTCAGATTTAGCTGGCCACTGGATACAAATCCCATCTGGGGGCCACCACTAGGACCGCCCGTCAAACTAAATGATGGCTGATTTGCAGCAGTGGCCTGTATGAAATTATTACTGTGCCCTGTCTGATCATAAAGTGTACTGACAAATAGATTAGCAGCACCTTTAAAAGCAGTAATAGATGCAATATCCAAACCACCGCCAGCTACAGTTACAAAAATCTGTGTAGCCTGGTCACTATCCCTCCGTAGCTGAATAGCATTGCCACCAATCCCAGCTAAAGTAAATGCCCGCAGTCCGCCCCAGTAGACCCAATTAGTGGCGGCAACGATGTCTCCTACGCCTTGATAGACCGTGGCCACTGTCTTAGGCATAAACAAAGCTGGTGAGAAAACTGGGATCATTGATGCGCTGCTATACGGTATCCACTAGTGCCATTGATACGCCATATACTAATAGTGAACTTGTTAGTACTAACGATAGTAAGAGCATCGCCTGTATTAGCGCCTACACTAAAGCCGGAGAATGTAATAGCTCCGGCACTGGCGCTGTTGGTAACTAGCAACATACAAGATCCATCAGCAGCTGGTGCTGTGATGGTAAAGGCGCCGTTGTTGGTGATGAATTGTAATGGACAGGCCCCACAGTCTACCGTTATATTACCTGTAGTTAGCGATTTCGACGTTACATTAGCGCCACCAGAAACAGTTTGATCTGCAACATCAAGTGTAGCTGGTATCCCTGCTGTCTGACCAATAACACCAGCGTTATTAACAAGTCCCCGCCCACTAATTCCACCTGAGACTGTAGATGTGCCTATAGTAACACCAGATGCACCCCCGACTAAGGCAGACACATCAGCTACAGTCAGACCTCCAAGCTCCTGTTGAGTAGTTTGGAACTTAAGAGTATCGGCCATCACAACCTCCTAGCAGATACTTTCTTCTTCTCTAGAAGCTCGACTTGAAGAACTGCATTCAAATCCATAAGCTGTTTGACTTGCTCTTGTAGTTCTTCAAACTTCTTTGGATCGACACCCTTTATCGAGACATTAGGGAGAGGTTTGTCCGCCTGAACCATCTTAGTGGCCATTAGCTGAGCTATTTCCCTTTCGAAATCACTAAGCCTACTCTCAGAATAGGTCATGTTTAGTGACTCGATTGGATGCTTCCAGTTGGCTCTGTGTTCGTTAGAAATGCTTGTAGCCTCATCATCAAGCGGCTCCATATCAGGCGTTGGTGGTCCGGTAAAGACAACATCTCTTCGATGAGCAACGTCGTAGCGATTTGAGACTACAATCCCATCCGGATCATTCCAATCTTGCACCCAGGTTGGGTTTAGATATAAGGGAACCTCATACACCTTTCTAGCGGCTCGCCCTGTTTCACGATCATTTTCTTTATATTCCCACTCTATCCCAGGCACGCTGAGATAATGGGCATCCTTTAGCATCCATCTGGCCATGATATCATCCTATACTGTTGACGCCAGAAATTGTACATGGAACTATATAGTTAGCAAAAACACTGCCATTCATAATAGTTGTAGCTGCACCATCAAGTGGAATCAGCATTGGAGACATGCTTCCAGATAAGCCACAACCAGCCCATACTACATCTCCAGCTACAGCATTACCCACAGTATCGGCAAAGATAGTGCCTGCTTTGTAGCGAGCGTGCCCGATAACAAAAGCAGCTTGAGATCTAAACCTAGCCATCCGATTTTCTCCTAGAATTGGCCGTAACTAACTACGGCATTGATTGGACCTGTGCCAGTTATAGTGTGGCATAACTGAGCACCTTGCGCAGACGAGAACCAAGCATTACCTGGTCTGCTGACCAAGACCCCATTTATGCCTAACGTAAACACAGGGGTGACGTTGACTGTGTTGGCATTGCAGTTAGTGCCTGTACCAACCGTTAGTTGGTAAGTCCCAGCAGCTGCGCCTGCGTTTATGTCGTAGCCACAGATGTGGATTGCTTGACCCGTAATAGCAGCAACAACCTGAGTAATAGAAGTAGCACCTGCACTAACTACAACTTCCTTATTGCAGTATACCGCAGACGGCCCTGCTGTTTGGGACTTAGCTGGCTCACCACAGCTAAAGAGCAGAAGTAAGCCAGCAATGGCTAAGAGCCTTAACATCATCGCACCCTAAACCATTTAAGAGCAGCAAAGTTGAACTGCCACTCCACAGTAGTGCCAACAGCCAAAGTCTGAGCAGCATAAGCCACTGGCAGAGTTTGGTTTTGTGGTGAGACTGCGGCCGTGACCGTAACCATGGTCGTTAAAGTTGTGTCAGTGCCTACTGTGACTATCTCTCCGTCAAACGCTGGGTTAGGCAGAGTTATCGCCCAAGTAGTAGGCGCAGCTCCAGACCACATCAACGTGCTATTTGCATTGGTTGCTGTAGTTACAAAAGCACCTGCCCCTGAGACAACAGTAAGGGCTGATCCGTTCCTCACTAAGTTTATGCAAAGGAACTGACTTGGGCCCCCTGGGCCTTGCCCAGCATTCCAGCACTCATTACCAGAGACATTATTTTGAGTTACTGGTTGAGCCCAGAGGACGGTGGAGAGGGCGACAAGCGCCGCCCCAACCAACCAACTTCTGTATTTGCGCATTAGTTGTTAACCACAACGCCTGGAGGATAGCCACCAAGCACTGCATTGCTGAGTGCATTGTAGAATGCATCATGGCGATCAAGCACGATGAATGCTTTGATGACTCCACCAGTACCTCCACCAACTATGGTATAGGAAAGTTGAAGGAATCTAGGCTCAACAACACCAGCTGGAGGCCTAGGCATATCCATATCGTATAGCCTAGCCCCAGCAACTAGAGTGGCAAGGGCATAGACAGGGCTAAGCCACCAATTAACGAATGTGCCTGGGAGGCCAGAACCGTTGTCAGGAGCCCCTTGCAAAGCCACCTGAAGTGAGGTCAATCCTGTAAAAGCTGTGGTTACCTGAACCAGAAGCTTCATTGCAGGATCATCACCGATGCCAATATCCCTTGCCCCTTGCCCTGCGGCTAGGACAGGAATACCAGCCATGTGGAGGTCGATGATATTGGTGCTTACACCAGTAGCAGTTGGTGCATCACCAGTCGCACCAGAGAACTGAAGTAGTCCATCAAGAATCATGGGTTATCTCCTTATACCACTCGGGCTTCATTGTTCAAAATGGCATCACAAGTTCGGATTGGGATGCCACGGAAGGTAGTGACAGGCTTGCCATCGAACTCCTCAATTCTGAGCAAGACGTTGGTTTTGTTCATAGCTTGGAGGTCGAGATATGTTCGTAGCACACGATTGGCGTACATGACGGTACGACCCATGTTGGCCCTGATCTCAGGGGTATCTGAGGTTTGGATGACAGTTGCGCCTGCTGGAGCGGTTGGTAGACGATACAGCCCTCGCACAAGCAAGTTGATGAGGTTTGCTGCATTAACGCCGGTAAGTTGGGTGACGTCGATGTTTGCAAGTCTGACGACATACCGCCAATCCCTCCCAACTAGACCTATCTCCCATTTGAAGTGGTCTCGATAAGCTTGGTAGGTGTTGCCTGCACCGTCTTGGACAGGCCACTCTCCCATGTCTCGATGCTGCAAGCCAGTTATCTTGCCCTTAGGGAAAGTAGCATGAGTTGTGTCAGGGCCCCAGACCACTATCCAGATGCTTGAGTTTGTAGAGGCTGTTCCACCACTGTCCAGAACATTGGCTGCTGTTTGAGACTGAGCAGCATTCACGGTAGAGTATCTAGGACTAAACCCAGTAAATCTCTCAGGATTGATGAACTGGTTGCCGTAGACCAGCGTAGCTGCAACTTGTTGTGACATGCCCTCTAAGAAGGCCTTAACCTCAGAGAGTCTGAAGTCAGCAGTATTTCCATTGAGATCTGCCACGTCCTTATCGATAACTGCATAGGTTTCCAGATTGCCGCAGGTATCGACAATTTGGGCGGTCGTCGACTTGGCATTAGGCACACCTGTATTGAGCGTACGCCAAGTAGCTTGTGGCAAGCCTGTCCTGACGGTAGTCTTATGACCCGTCGGAAGGTTACCTTCAACGACAAGCATATCATCGAGGATCTCATTGGTTTGAGACAGTAGTTCAATGATTGTGGCTACGTGGTAGCCGTCATCAAGTCGCTTAGCCCAGTCCGCATAGGTTAGGGCAGTAGAGCCTATAATAGCCATCTGTTATCTCCTGTTGCATCGGCTCCTTCTGCTTAGGCCCATCTGAGCTTGGCTGTTCATCCTCTCATGAGGCTGGGCTACGGCAAATTCGGGAACATGGCCCTAGCACCCATTCCTGCTGTGGTGCCCGGACGCTGTTGACCTGCTGCTGAGGGGCCTTTGCCTGCAACATGGCCACCTTCAGTAATTTTCTCTGCTAGCTTGAAGAAAGCCTTGATAAAGGCCGGATTGTTTCCTGCTCCAGTATAGTCCATAGCCGCTCTAAACTCTGACGCAAGCTTAGCATCTCCGAGTGAGTCAATAGCTCTGGATATAGTCTGAGTAACCTGGCTAAGTCTTGGGCCAATGTTTGGATCTGATTTGACCTGCTTAACCCACTCTTCCTGAGTCTTACGCCATGCGTCATAGGGGGCATTTACGGCCTCAAGAGTTTTGGAGGAATAGAAATCAACTAGCTTCTGAGCTTCAACTTGAGGGAGGTTCATGCCCTTAAACAATTCCCCAGCTTCCTTAGCGACACCTTCATTTAGCTCAAAACCGTCTGGGACTGTGAATGGCTCATACGCTTCCGGAGCACCTGTAGGGGCCTGATTGGCTAATGAAGTTCCAGTTTGGCTAACTAGACTCTTTTCCGTCGGCTCCGATGTAGTCTCGATAGTAGTGCTCGTCTGCGGAGTCGTCGTCAGTGGAGTCGTCGTCTGACCCACGTCCTTGATGTCCCCCATCGCTGTCCTTGCGATTTCTGACGTCTGAGATGGTGCTTCGCTCATTTCTTTCCCTCATCATAGTTATGTAGTGATCGGGACAAGCTGACATAATGTCGTTAAGCAGGTTAAGGCCCACTTCTCGCTGACCTTCCATGAACGCCATTCGAACCGGGACATCTGCAAATGAAGTGGCGAATATGTGACAATGCTCGAGAAGCCCACACATCCACCCTCGACCAGCAACAACTGACATGATGCCTGTAACGATTTCACGTCGCTGCTGCTCCTCAAGCTTCGCTTGTTTCTCAAGTCGACGTACATCTTTCTTGTTCCCTGCGTCGTACATTTAAGGTCTCATCATAAATGGCGTCTATCACTATTGCCCTTAGCATCACTTGCATACTACAGCCGTTGCGCACGCACATATCTTTAAGGACATTATGCTCATCATCGGTAAGTCGACATGATACAACATGGCCTTTTAGCATCATGCTCCTAGCATCTGCTGAATTGCATTCTTGCCGCCGCCTACATCGACATTACTTAAATTCTCAGCACCCTGCGAGAGTTTCTGGGCTCTATCAGCCATAGCATTTTGTTGCTCTTGTTGCTGTTGTTGAGCACGCATCTGGCGGATTTGCTGAAGTTGCTGTGGACTCCGAATGATTCGTGGATCATTGTTCATTAAGGTCGAGTATTTCGCCAGGGCAAAGTCGGTGTCGATGTTGTCCATAACTCCTGGGTCGAGACCAGCGAGGGATCCTGCCATTTGTAGAGTTCGTTCAATACCTGAAGTAGCTGATGCAAGCTGGGCCTGGAGTAGCATGGAGATATACTCGATATCGATATTAGCTCCTTGAATTTCAGCTGGGGGTGGCGGCAGAACTCCGGCCCTAGACATAACTGCGAACACTCGCTCGATTGTAGGAGACAGCAACTCATGTTGGATTCTCTCCAAGACGGGACCTAACATGATCAACGCCTCTGAGCGACGAGCGTCAATCTCAGTTGCACTTACATTCGATCTAGTTTCGAATTGACTAATTACTTGAAAGACATCATTAAAGAACACCTTCCGAATACGCTCTCTGACTTCGTTTAAATCCTCGCTTATAGCGGCAATGTCAGGCCGCCAATTACCGTACGCTGTGGTGAATCCGGAATTAGCGGCCTGCATCATCCCAGCTATGTAGGTAACACCGCCAGGAAGAAGTGACGCTGGCTGGTTCTTCAATTGAACATCTGCAAGCATTGGAGGGTTGACGGTTTTATCTATCGCCTGCCCCTTACGACGCACTTCTTGTTGAAGTTGCTTAACGTCCGGTAGGGCGTCCATGCCCGGGCTTCTTCCGTACGCATCGTTAGAGACAAGGTCCCATCTGACAGCAATGTTTGGAGCCTCATGAAATCCTCGTTTACGAAGAAAGCCCTGATGGATATTAGCATACCCTCCCTGCGGATAGACAGAACCACCCCATTCCCAATAAGCCTCTCTAAACTTGAAATTCTTCGGGATACCGAAGTCCCGTCCGTCGTCATTAGGTTCAATAGCATGGGCTACAATGATCTCCCGAGTTAGGGCGGCCTTACCTTCCCCATATAACCGCTTGACTTGGTCCGAGACATTCTCCTCGCCAAACTCATTAACGACCTGATCGACTGTAAGCGTGAACTCTCTGAAGAAGATACTCGGCCGGTACTTACCATCATTGTCAAGATAATACTCTCCAAAGCAGGGATTAACGCAATTGATAACATTGTCGAAGTCCTCATAAATGAGCATTACAGCCGAGCCAAAGATAACAAGATCAAAATATACAACTGCGATAGAGTTGTAGAAGTTTGAGGCCTGGAATACAAGCATCATCAAGCGCTCACATTCAGCTAGCCAAAGGCTAATTGGAGATGTTTGAGTTGAGTCCTGCCAACCAACCTTCAATCGGAACCAAGGTCGGGTAGGGGATGAAATACCAGACATCATGCCGGATGCTAAGTTGCGGGCTGCAAGAGTACCGGTAGAATCTAATATATGTTGATTGATTGGCGACCCACGTGTCATCTGATTTGGCGTTATCAACCATTTATATCTCCTAGGCAATAAAAAGTCTGCTAGCTCACGACCGTGCACCCACCAAGAATAGCGATTGACACGCAACCCAAGCAGGCGCTCGTTTACGTGAGAGTGGTATTTCTCGTCTACTTCGCTTAGAGGCATCTCAAGATTATCTCAATCTCAATCTCAATTACTTGCCCTTACGACCAGTACCTGAGCCTCTGGTTACATGTGGCATCTTCATTCCACCTTTAGCAGCTCCACCTAACTTTCCACCGGGAGACTCGACTAAGCGGCCCATATCGTGCATAGTTGCAGCAGCCATTAAGACATGTTCAGGCGTTACGTTGTCCTTACCACCACCCATAAGACCTTGCCCACTGGCCTCACCGGAAACCATAGATGGATCGAGCATTGGTACTTGTGGCATGCTACGCACCTAACAGTGTTTTCTTAGCCGACTGACCGGCTGTAGCGGCTGCACCAAGCATCGACGTTGCTGTGCCACTAGCCTTTTGGGCTTTTGCGCCTGGACTAAGCTCTGGGATAAACGAAGGTGGAGTTGGTGCTGCTGTAGGTGGCGCCGGAGGAGTGGGAGGGGCTGCGACCGGCGCCGGTGGTGGGACAGCGGGAACTGAGGGGGCACCAGCACCGCCACCACCACCACCAAATATCGAACCAAAGAACTTAGGCACGAAACTCATTGCATGCCTCCATACATTGGCTCAGACTCAAAGGGCTTATGGACTTCAGCATAAATCGACTCTTTGCTGTAGGGATCATATTCACTAACGACAAGCGGCTTAAATGGAAATTCTCGGTTTTGAAGTGCAACCGGCATGGCAAAGGTTAGGGCGAGAGCATCTGCTAGGTCAGGTGACTCTAGACCTCTAGACATCATCTGTTCTTTTTTCTCTAGGAGAATTTCATTCTTGAGCGTGTAGGTATATAGCGGGCCTATGAGTTGGGCCTTGAGATCGGCGTCGTTTGGGATTGAGCCTGATTTGAGCCAAGCTCGCATTGCTCCCCACATTTCGGCTCGCTTGTTAGCGTAGCGTTCACCTTCATTACCAGTAGCCCAGCCCATACCCTCCGCCCTTGAGCCGAATTGAATATCAAAGACACTAAGATGAAGGGCACGACAATTATCAACAACACCACCGCCGACACCGCCGCCATCAATAAATACAGCATCAACATGATACCGACCATGAACCTCCATAACCTTACCGGCAAGCGTAACAGTTGATGCGCCCCTGAGCCTGATTGGTGGGATTGATCGAGCATCCCTGCCCTTTCGGAACCAGATGACTGACTCATTTTGGCCGTACCTTGCTACATCAACTCCTATAACTAAGGGATCGTTTGGGAATAGCTCTAGTTCTCTAGACGCCGCTAATTCGACATCTTCCTGCGAGATAAATTCCATCTCGCCTGTTCGTGGGAAGACACCCCGAACACGTACTCTAACGAAGTCGGAGTCTTCACCGTAGGTCTCGATCCACGAGTCCATTTGGTCTTTATTGGTAAGCGAGACCTCACGGCTATCGATCTGACGGGAATTCCATTCTTTGGAATGCCTTTGACCAGGAAAACACTCCCTGAAGCGGCCGGTGTTACGAGTTGGATTGCCAAATACGCACCAGACGATTTCAGTGTTAGAGTCGGTAAGAGCACCTTCGGTAGTCTCCCATATAATATCTGGTATTGCAGACGCTTCATCAAATACGACAAGTATCCGTCTTTCCTTATTATGTAGGCCTGCAAATGCTTCGGTATTACGTTCGGACCAAGGAACCATGTCAATTCGCCAAGTACGTTCATGGGCACTGTCCTTACTGAAAATAGCGGTTGCTGTAAGCTGGAATAGATCCTTAGCTAGAAACATATGAAACCATTTACCCAACTCGGCCCAAGTCTTGGTTTTGAGCTGAGTTTCAGTATTGGCGGTGACAACGCCTCTGGTATCTGGCATCGTGGAGAGAGCCCAAAGCATGATCCACGAGACAAGTGCTGTTTTGCCTATCCCGTGACCCGATGCCACCGCCAACTGAATAGCCCGATTGACATCCAACAACCCATCACGGATAAGGTTGAGGATGTCCCTTTGCCAAGGTTCGGGTCCATTAGGGTACCCTGCTAGGCGAGTATCATTCTCACCCCAGGGAAATGCGCCCATGACAAAGGCGTATGGGTCCCTAGAGGTTTCGGCCAGCCAGCCTAGCAGGGATTCGTTCATCTCACATCAACTTCCCAACTTCCAGTGAAATATCCATATCCAGCTATAACCAACAGAATTGCGATTACTATTGCAAAGGTCAGAACAAGTCTTTGGCCCATTAATGAAGAACTCGCCCTAAACCACCTATAAGCTCAGAAGCTATCCAGAATGCAATCGCCGCCCATCCAAGATGAAACCTTCCGGCTTGCACCATTATGGTGCTGGCTATAACAGCAAAGACAAAGGCAAAGACTAAAAAGATAAGGCCTATGTTTTGCATTATCTCAAACTCCTGTGAACTTCGGTACTAAATCAGGAACTTGGAATTTGGGGATGTTGGGCTTGTAGGGCTCAACATCATCTAGCTCTTGATTAAGTAGGCTTCCTTTAGCAGCATCAGCAGCGCCTCGACCGGCTCTGGTTCGTTTACCACCTTCAGCGCCAGCTTCGCTTGTCTCTACTGCACCTGAGGGGAGACCAGCAGCTTCATGTTCTTCATCATACTCACCAGCTTGTCGAGGCATACCAGCTGATTCGTGACCACTTAATGGAGCGCCGCCTTTAGCCAATTTGCTGTCCCACATATCCATAAACTGCTGGCTAGTTATCTTGTCAGTGCCACCAAACTGAGCTGTACCGCCTGGAGTATTGAGTGCAATAGCTTGTCTACACCAGCCCATTCCTTTAGACTTACCTTCGCCTGTCGAACACATATTTTGCACAGCCGAAGCATCGGGGTTGGCCATATGCTTATCATATCCATCTACACCTTGCTGATGTATCAAGTAGATATCCTTTAGCTCTGCCTCTCGGCCGTATTTGGCCTTAAAGTCTCTGGCCTCTTGAGCCATCTTATTGGCAGCAGCCATTGTATTTTGCTCAGGATCAAAAATTGATCCTGTACCACCATGACGAGTAAATTCCTTTTGGCTCATCTGGAATAACCCACAATAACTCCCAGTGCAGCCGGTTGCTCGCTCGGAGTTCTCTATCTGTGCCATTCGCTTAAGCCAAGAAGGGTCAATACCAGTTCGATTTCCATGCTTCTCATATAAGTCATCATAAGGCATCGCTTATGGCGCCAAGGTTGCCCAAAAACCACACCAGTCTGTTTGCAAGACTTGCGGCCAGTTATTTGAGTTTCTTGTTGAGTCTGGTGGATTTTTTTGGCACTGATACGACACTGGGGTTGTTGGCTTTTGAATCATGGAAGTGCAGCTTCCACAATTTTGACCTGTTGGCGGTGAGCCTGCGACTTGCGGCATAGAACTTTCTCCAATTCCGGGCCTTAGACTTCAACGCATATCTTCGTCCATGTAGCGGTGCATTTGGCTATAGCGAGCATTTGCCTGTTCACGACTGTCATACGAGGGGAATTTCTCTAGGCCCAAGTCATCAGCCCTTTGTATGGCTTCATCTTTGCTTAGGACCTTGTTGTCCCAAATAGTAGGAACAACATAAGTCTTAGGGTCGGACTTATCGGCACTGCCAACTGTTATAGCTAGAAGGGATGATGTCTTAGTGCCGCCTGCTGATGAAACACCGCCTTTAGCAAAGTTGTCGAGATGATGCTGATATAGAAATTGCTCTTGCTCGTTTAAGTTCATCTCCTTAGTAGCAATGCCCTTCATACTAGGTTGCATCCCAGCAGGGAATTTCTCTGGCTCAGAAGGCTTTTCCTCAAAAGCCTTCCAACCCTTTTCTACCTCCTGCATATGAGCCTGACTCTCGCCTACAGTCTTTGGCATAGTCGCTTTACTAGCTGGACCTCGTATATCTTCAATGTTCTCTGACTTCGGCAATTTAAGAAGGCCAGTTGGCGCTGATGCCGCCATCTTCTGTATCGCTTCTTGCTTTGCTCTCTCTTGCAAATGGCGCTCATAAGGAAAAAAGCGATCACCAAATGCTGCCCTTGCTGCTGTATTAATCAGCTTATGAGGTGACAGCCATGCGTTTGCTATCTTGCTCATCAAGCTCCCCTGATCTTCTGCCTCAGGCTCGCTTGTTGGCACAGTCGGCATCTGCTAAAACCTTCGCTTAAACTTCGGCCTTATGATATCTTCGATTACGGCACTAGCCTCGCTTATAGCCTGAGCCTCAATTATCATTGAACTACTATCGGAACGCATAGGGCCTTCGGCCTTTACAGTCCGAGTCCTAGCGATTGCTCTATCTAACGACACTGCAAAATCGACACTAATGTTCGTCTGCACTGTTCTTTTGCTAAGGCCAACCCTGTCTGCTGAGTCTCGGCTAATCGAGATTAACTCCCGAACTGACATTTCCTCAGTTTCATCGTCATCATCAAGCTTGTCTGCTAGCTTACGCTCGGCCTTAAGGCCGTTATCTAGAATCATTTGGTAGTAGGCTTGCATGCCGTCTTTGAGGTCGGACTCATCTAGACCTCGCTTTTGATCAACTAAATCATCAAACGCTGGAGTTGAGCGAAGCAAACTAACACGGGCGAGGCTATAGCCTGTGAGTTCGGCAACCTCCTTTGGCCGGAGCCCACATGCAAATAACTGCGCCATTTTATGATGACTGTCGCGAAATCGCTTAACCGCAGGCACACTACCTCGCTTAACGCCTTGGACTTCGTCTAGACGCAATTCGCGCACTTCAAGCACATTAACGGGTTTGGGAGGTCGTCCAGCTGGCATAAGAGCCTCGATTCTGCTGCCAGGCCCTGCCTTATGATTCACATCATCTTACCATAGTTTCGCCACTTTGTCAAGTCTCGCTTACGCCGCTGTATACATTTCACTAGGTTTTCAAAGGTATGGATCATTGAAAAGATAGAAAATTTGCGTGAGCACTTTGCGGCCAGCCCAAGCCTCGAGTTTGACCCCCGGGGGTGCCTCGATCGATGGTGGCCGTGTGCTGTTACCGACCGGTCACACACTAGCGCCTGGTGCACAAGCGCCACACCAGCGCCTAAGTTATCGGTTTGTTAGCGAATGTCCCCTCATGATCCTTAGTGTTGTCTCCA